ATATCCTGGCATTATCCAAAAGACTACAGGCAAAGTATGTTAAGACAAATAAACACTAAACCTTTTGTCTGTCGTTACGATTTAAAATTTTGGATCAATGGTTTAAATGGTCAAAGGTATCTTACTGTATTTGAACAAGATACCAACAAAGAAATAAAAAATTATATATTAAAAGAGGTTAAATAAAATGGCATTATCAGCAACACATAGAATCCCATATAAAACTAAACAAGAAAAAAAAGAAGCAGATTTATTCTTAGAATTAGAAGAGAAATTTAGAGTATCTGACAAAACAAGAAGATTACGAGCCAATGGTGCGCGAAAGAAACACGCGCTACAAGATGGATTAAGTGCTAGAGGGTACGACCAAGACCTCCCTGCTAAATACTGCACAGAATGGCGCTTATACATAGAGGTTAAACCTTCAGTAAGAGCAAAGGAACGTAAGATACTTAAACAAGCAGAAAAAAATAGAGATTTAAAAAATGCTAAAAGTAAATATATCTCAGAGTTAAACTCTATAGAACAACGATATTCCTGGCAAGGGCTTTAAATGAAATTCCAAGTGCTAGACCTATTCGCAGGAATAGGAGGATTCACTTTAGGTTTAGAAAGAACAAAGCAATTTGAAACTGTAGCCTTTTGTGAAAACGATAAAGACTGTCAAAAAGTCTTACAGAAAAACTGGTCTACTATACCTATATTTAACAACATTGAGGATTTAACTAATGAAAAACTCCAAGAAAAAAATATCAATCCAAATGTCATTACTGGAGGATTCCCCTGCCAAGACATCTCAAACGCAAACATTAACAAAGAAAAAACAGGCGGTATCACAGGAAAAAGAAGCGGTCTATGGAGCGAGTACGCAAGACTCATTAAAGAAATCAAGCCCTCATGGGCAATTATCGAAAATGTCGCAGCCATTAGAAGTAAAGGACTTGCATTGGTCTTACAAGATTTGTGGAAGATCGGGTACAATGCAGAATGGCATCTTATATCCGCTTGTTCCGTTGGTGCAATTCACAGAAGGGAAAGAGTTTTTGTTATTGCCTACCCCAACATCGAGGGATTACAAAGACACAGCGAAGGACTGGAGGAATCTAGCCAAATATGCTCACAAGTACAGATTAGCGCCATGCGTAGCCGCACAAGAAAAAAGGAATGGTTACCTATCGACAAACCTCCTGGAATGGATGATGGGGTTTCCAGAAGGGCATACAGAGTTAGACAGTTAGGCAATTCTGTTGTTCCGCAAATTCCTGAAATGCTTGGTAAATGTATTCTTGACCAATACAATTAAAAAAAATAGCGAATAACTATCATAATAAACTTGTCTTCAAGCAAAAAGTATGGTATAATACGCACTTAATTAAAACTTAAATATAAATAAAAAGAGGTATAATAAAAATGTTAATAAGCGTAGATGAATTAGAATGGTGTAATATACTCACTCCTAATACAAGGTTTGAGCCACACAAGTACACAGTCACTATGATCCTTCCCACCGAGACAGCACAAGCTTTAGAAGCTGATGGTTTCACAGTACGAAAAGATGTTGATGGTAGAAATCTCTTAACAGCTAAAAGGTCTGCTATGAGAAAAGTTATTACAAAATCTTTAGACGATAACGGAAACGAAGTCGAAACTACAAAAGAGATTGCTAATCCTGCTCCTAAATTACTAGATGAAAATAAAGAGCCTATGGATGTTATGGTAGGTAATGGTTCAGTAGGTGTTGTGCAATGCAAACCTTATGAAAATAAATTTGGTAAGTTTTTGGAACTTCAAGGTGTTCAAGTTACTCAGCTAGTCGAATATAATAGCGGTGGTGGTCTTGAAGATGGCGAAGAATTTTAATTTAAAAAGGAGATAAAAAAAATGACTGAGCAACAAGAAGATATAATACAGCCTTCGATAACTATTGATGGTGTGCAGATATCCGTAGAAGATCTACCTGAAGAAGCGAAAGCAATCTTTGGCAGACTACAACGATTGATACAGAAAGAAGTAAATGCGGTTCTAGATTTAGATGAAATCAGAGCAGGTAAAGTACATTTTGAAAGTAGAATCGTTGCTATTGTCAATGGTCCTGCTGAAGAAGAAGAAGAGTCTGCGGATATAATAGATATTGAGGAGGATTAAGTAAGGATAAACTATTACACATCGGAGTTGATTTCTAATTGTTATCGTTGTGACTTCTTCAAGTAAGTCTAGGTAGCGCAATCAATTCCTCCTAAGGCAAGAAGTGCCTGTAGCGTACTGCTACTTAAACTTCGGTTGGTTGGGTAGGTTATAATTTTATGTTTACTAGGAGCAAACAAAAATGATGGATAAAAAAGAAAACGATGGTTTTATTGCAGGTAAAACACATTTAGATTGTCCGAGTTGTGGACACAAAGGATGTTATGCAATTAATCAAGATGGTTCAGGGTGGTGTTTTAGTTGTCGAGTAAGGACTCCTAAAACAACAATTAATGGTACGACAGTTGTTAATATTACACCTAACGCAAAACTTTTCGAGTCTAAACCTACTTACCTATCTTTATCAGATAGAAAAATATCACAAGCAACAGCAAGTAAATATGGAGTGCAGATTGTTCAATCTTCAACAGGAACAGTCGCAGAACATCTATACCCTTACTACAATGAAAACGGAGATAAAACAGCAACAAAGCGAAGAGTAACAAAAAATAAAGATTTTCATTGGTTAGGTTCTTCAACTGATACAGTCCTGTTTGGACAACAATTGTTTAAAGCAGGTGGTAAGTATATAACAATTACAGAGGGCGAATGTGATGCCATGTCTGCATATGAATTAATGGGAAGCAAGTGGGCAGTTGTATCTATAAAACATGGCGCAGGTAACGCAGAAAAAGATGTTAAAGAAAGTTTAGAATTTATTGAAAGTTTTGACAATGTTGTAATTTGTTTTGATAGCGACAAACAAGGTAAAGAAGCCGCTAAGAAAGTTGCAAGATTACTAAAACCAGGAAAAGCTAAAATAATGTCTATCCCTAATGGTTACAAAGATGCTAATGATATGCTCAAAGAAAATCAGCATAAGAAATTTGTCTCTTGTTTTTGGGATGCAAAAACTTATACTCCTGTTGGAGTTATAAATGTAATAGAAAGTAAGGAGGACTTTCACAACAGGGAAATGAAAGATAGTGTACCCTACCCATACAAAGGCTTGAATAAAAAGTTATATGGTCTAAGGCAGGGTGAACTTCTTACTCTAACAGGAGGAACAGGTTTAGGAAAATCTAGCGTTACACGAGAGCTAGAGCATCATTTACTAAAGAATACAAACGATAATGTAGGTATAATCGCCTTAGAAGAAGATTGGAGAAGGACTGTTGATGGTGTGCTTTCTATCGAAGCAGGAGCAAGGTTATATATCGACCAAGTAAGAGAGAACTACACGCAGGAAGAAGTCGATAAACTTTTTGATATTTTAAAAGATGAGAAAGGAGATAATCGTCTGTGGGTTCATGCTCATTTTGGAACAAACGATATAGAAGAAATATTTTCTAAACTTAGGTTTATGATTATTGGTTGTGGATGTAAGTGGGTTATAGTAGACCACCTACATATGTTAGTGTCTGCTACATTAGAAGGCGATGAAAGACGAGCAATAGATGCTATAATGACAAAACTAAGAAGCATTGTAGAAGAAACAGGTGCAGGACTTATATTGGTATCTCATCTGCGAAGGGTAGAAGGTAATAAAGGACATGAGAATGGAGTGACTGTTAATTTAAGTCATTTAAGAGGTAGTCAATCCATCGCACAATTAAGCGATTGTGTTATAGCCTTAGAAAGAAACCAACAATCAGATGATCCTGAGGAAGCTAACACTACAGTTATGCGGGTTTTAAAATCTAGATACACAGGCGATGTAGGTTTTGCAACTAAACTATTATACGATAAAGAATCGGGAAGGTTAAGTGAGGTAGCCTTAGATTCCTTTGAAGAAGATAACAAGGATTTAGAATGGAATTAGTATTTGACATAGAAACTGATGATCTGGAATTATAAATGACTACAATAGTATTAAAAGATGGTGAGAAAGCAATCGTGAACTACTTAAGTAAAGGTAGATATGATAGAGCAAGAAGCCGTAATGCAAAAACATTACCTCTTAATAATACCAATAATAAATACTTTTCTGACAGGATAGGATTATTTGCAGAGTTAGCATTAGCTAAACTAACAAACGTTTATCCTAGTCAAGTTTTTTCTCCAGTATGTAAAACTAAGGATAGTGGTAGTGATGTTGGAGATATACAGTATAAAGGTTGGAGCATAGATGTAAAGTCAACTATTCATAATAATGGTGTGCTTTGGATCAACAAGATTAATAATAATATTGATTTGTATGCATTCTTTGTGATAACAGAAAATGAGGACACCATAACTTGTGAACTCAAAGGTGTTATAACAGGTAAGAAGCTACACGCTAAACCTAGAAGACAAAGGCAACCACAGTTTAAGTTTCCATGTATCTATGCCGAGCAAGACGAATTAATATCATGGGAGGAATTTAAAAAGAATGAAATTAATATTTGACATAGAAACAGACGATCTTAAAGCGACAAAGCTTTGGTGTATCGTTGCTCAAGATCTTGACTCTAGCGAAATTTTCAAGTTTGCTCCTCATCAGTTAGAGTCAGGACTTGAGTTATTACAATCTGCAGATACGCTTATTGGACATAACATATTAGGTTTTGATATCCCTGTCATACAACAGTTGTATAATATTAATCTATTTGATAAGAAAATAATAGATACCTTATCTCTTTCAAGACTTTTTAATCCTCACAGAGAAGGTGGTCACAGTTTAGAAATGTGGGGATATAGATTAAAACTTAGTAAGATAGATTTCCACGAGTACCATGAGTATTCAAAAGAAATGCTTGATTATTGTGTGCGTGATGTACAGTTGAATACTTTAGTTTTTAAAAAGTTGCAGGAAGAAGGAAAAGGTTTTACTAAAGAGTGTATTGAGTTAGAACAAGAAGTATCAAAGCTTGTGAAACAACAAGAACAAAATGGTTTCTTGTTTGATCTTTATAAAGGTGAAATGCTTTTAGCAGATCTTAGAGAACTAATGCAGAGTACAGAAGAAGAGGTACATAAAGTTTTTAAACCTAAATGGATTGATGATAAAGAAGTAACTCCATATATTAAAAAAGATGGTACATTATCTAAAAGAGGTCTTACAGATGAAGAATACGACAAAGTGTTTTCGGATATTCTTTTACAAAAAAAGAAGCAAGACAAAGATGGAAACTTTATACCTACTATTCCTAAACCTTTTATGCGACAGAAGTATCAAGAGTTTAATTTAGGTTCTAGGAAACAGATTGGAGAGTACCTACAAGACTTTGGATGGAAGCCTAAAGCTTTTACTCCAACAGGACAGCCAATAATAGATGAAAGAATCCTAAGTAAAATAACAGGAATATCTGAAGCTTCTTTAATTGCACAGTATTTACTTTTACAAAAAAGGATTGCTCAAATAGATTCCTGGACAAAAGCAGTAGAGGATGATGACAGAGTACATGGCTTTGTAATACCTACAGGTACTATCACAGGAAGGATGAGCCACAGAGCGCCTAACATGGCACAAGTTCCTTCTGTTAAGAGTCCTTATGGAGAAGAGTGTAGGTCTTGTTGGACTGTTCCTAAAAATTATAAGCTAGTCGGCATTGATGCAAGTGGATTAGAATTAAGAATGTTAGCGCATTATATGGATAAAGAGGAGTTTACTTATGAAATCATTAACGGAGATATACACTCCACTAATCAAAAAATTGCAGGACTTCAATCAAGAAATCAGGCTAAAACTTTCATCTATGCACTTATGTATGGAGCAGGAAACGAAAAACTTGGAAACTTGGTTGGAGGAAGCCCTAAAGTTGGCAAAGAACTTAGAGAACGCTTCTTTGCTAATCAACCTACATTTAAAAGACTTAGAGATAGAATTACGCAAGCATCGAAAAAAGGTTACCTCAAAGGAATAGACGGAAGAAAAATTTTTATAAGAAACGAATACGCTTCAATGAACAGTTTATTGCAAGGTGCAGGTGCTGTAGTTATGAAAAAAGCTTTAATCATTTTAAACAATAAAGCATTAGAAAATAGTTTAGATTATAAATTTGTGGCTAACATTCATGACGAATGGCAGGTAGAAGTTAAGACTGAACACGCTGAACAGTTTGGTAAGTTAGGAGTAGAAGCATTAGTAGAAGCAGGAGAATATTATAAACTTCGCTGTCCTCTAGATGGTGAATACAAGATAGGGAGTAATTGGAGTGAAACACATTAAAAAAAATTGTAATCATTGTGGTATTAAATTAGTACTCGACATTAATTACAGCGATTACAGATATAACCAAAAAGATTATAGTTGTAAAGCGTGTTATTCTAAAACTGCAAAAGAATATAACAAAATACAAAATACTTTAAGAATGTATGTGAATGGTAAATATGTACCGAGAACACATCCATTATATAAAGCAGGAAAATATAAAACATTTGAAGGCGCTGCTTTCTCATCTTTAAAAGGATATAAAAAAACTACAGAAGGTTATGTATATATAATAGCTAATCCTTCTTTTGATGGTTGGCTCAAGATTGGAATGGCTGTTGATGCAGAAGACAGATGTAATGGTTATCAAACAAGCAGTCCACATAGAGACTATCGTTTATTGTATGCAAGAAGATTTAACGATAGAAGAAAAGCAGAAACAAAAACCATGAACAAACTTAAAAAGGTTGTGAAAGAACACAACGGAGAATGGTTTAAGACAGATAGAAATACTGCCCAAGAAATTATAGAGAGGTTATCAATAACATTATGAAAAAGAAACTGGACACACTCGTACAAGATATATATGACACTATATTAGTTTTAAACGAAGGAAAATCTTTAGAAATTCCTGAAGAAGATATTCAAGAATTTGGAACTGCGATGATGGATGCTTTAAGATCTTGGTCAACACCTA